ACCCTACAATTCTCTTCGTTGATATGTATCGCGTCATAATCATTTGCATCAGAAAGAGAGTAGCGAAACGGTACGCGCCTTGCACACAAATCACGATAATGCGCAAGTGAAGAAGAAGTGGACATAAAGGTTATAGCGATATTGCCGCTGTTATTGGCATTCTCGCTATATGTAACATCGCCTTTTGCACCAACTGATGGCGTTACCCTGTCTTCGTTATAAGTGACAGTGAGGATACCATCCTCTGAAAGGCCAGTGTCTACACGCCCTGCTGATATAGATGTAATCTTTTTAGGGTCATAGGTCATAACTTCTGGTTTATCTGGCATATCTTATCCTCCTTCCGCTACGCATTTTGTCCAAGGTTTACCCTTAGCGTGCCAGTTGTCTTAATGCCATGCACCGAGCCTTCCAAAAGAGCTTCCCAGACTATATCTGGCATTTGACGATTGCGCGCTTGGTCATCTGTAGCTGACGCGCGCTTTGGCACGATTACGTTAAACACACCTTTATTACTTTCGGGGTCTAAGGCAATAATATTCAAGTCTACGGCGCGATTTAACGCACCAAAAACAGCACTTGCTACTAAAGCAAAACCCGTATCGGTGTAAGGCACATTTGCATTGGTCAAGAATATGCGGTAAAGCTCTTCGCGCATACTTTGGGCGATATAATCAGCACCCATTTGGGTATCAATAAATTCGCCATTCCAGCACGTTCCGTTTTTAACATATTGATGCTTGTATTCTTCCGTAAGGAAGTTGACGTTTGCGTCCTCTAGGTGCTGACGCTGCGCATCGGATATATCTGGCATTGTAATGCCTTGAGGCAGCTTGAATTTCCACGTTACGCTTTGCGGCCAAAACGGACCAACATTGCCAACGTATGCGGCATCTGCCTCTTCGTTCAAGTTTTCAGTGTCTACGTAGATGATAGCACTGCGTGCGTAATTTCCAACCAAATTAAGGTTGTCTGTCTGACCAAAATAAAATTTACGCATATCTTCAATCCCTGCGCCAAGCTCTGCCTCTGTTGGCTCGCTTTCTTCTGCGAAGGCCGCAAGAGCCGTTACAAAGTCGTCCCCATCTTGGTCTGTAAGAAGGAGATACCAATCATTGTCTTCTTCTTGTAAATCTTTGATATTTTGGATGAGGGTTTGCGCTGGCGCGGTTTGCGCATTGCCATTTGTGTATGTCGCTGTGTAAGCTGCATCTGCAAGGCCAATATTCGCACTTAATGCATCGTCCGCAAAGAAGGCCACGGTAGGCGTTAGCGGCACGGTGGCAGACAAGGAATCACCAGTAAAGGTAACTGTCCCGCCAGATCCTACAGATGCACTGAACACAACGCCATTAAGGGTAAATGTCGCACCATTGAAAAGCTGTGCCATCTGTGGTGCTGTTGTAGGCGCAGTCGTTCCTATATCAACCTGCACAACAGCCTGCGGATGGCCTCCAATCTGCACCCAGTAGCTTGTTTCAGGCTCAAGGGGTGTATCAAATTGTGGCGTTCCAAATGCAATACCAAACACTGGGTAGCTCCCCGCGTTGTCAGTTGGAGGGTTAAATCCTACAATTTTCACCTTACGTATAAGGCTGTCTGCAAGGGTGGTTTTGCCTTGGTTAAACATCGCCTCTGCTTTGCGATATATTTTTTGATTTATCCCTGCTTGAGCAGGAAAGGCGGCCAAAATCTCATCTAAGCTGCGATATGTGGCTATAGGTTTTTCGCCTGTTGTCGATACCAATAAGATATCCAGCCTTTCAGCTGGATTGGGCATCGAATCTAAATTAACGACAACAACAACGTCTTTTGCCATATTCTCAGTCCTTTCTCTCAATTATTTTTACAGTGCCAATAGTTCTATCTTGGCGCGCATCCACGCGTGTATAGCGAAGGCGCACGTCAAAGCCGTATCGCCTTGCCGCTTCATCCACAACAAGGCTTGTGCGGTTTGAAACATTTGTAACCTGATTTATAACAATACCGTTATTTGACAAAATGTCATATCCCACATGCAAGAAAAATCCTTGCGCCTTTTCGGCAAAAGCTAGTGCCTCATCTTCGCCAAGAACAAAGCTATCACCTTCGCGCCTGTTTTCACTGCAAAATGTGAATGAAAATGCTGCATAAGGTTGCTCTATACGCGTGGTTGTGATAGTTCTGCCTTCATCATAGTTCGGTGTCCATGCGATGCTGCCCATTTCGCCTACAGGTGCGTAAGGGGTCATGATTGTGTAGTAGCCACATGGATATGGCGGAACAGGTGATGTTTGGTCAGAAAGAACAACGGGCATACCAAGATACTCTATCAGCAAGGATATAACTGTGTTGCGCAAATCAGCGATAGTCATGCGGTGATGCAGCCCCTTTCTTCTCAACTAGGTAACGCTTTATCGGATGTGTGGGGCCGTAGTTAAGTTCTTGAATAATGGTGTAAGTATTTCCGTCAAAACTATCTGCAAACTGCGTACCAACAGCAACTTGCTCGCCATTTGTATACAACTTTTGCATATTTTGCGTGTATGTGCCTTCTGGCATATACTTCAAGTCCTCGTTATTTACTGGCAGCACAATACCCTTGAAGGTCTCTTTTTTGGGCTTGCTTGGTATCCATTGCCCACCTTTTTCGGTGTCCAGTTTTACTGACACAACAACTCTTACCATGTTACGGAAGAGCTGCGTTGGTATTTTAGGGGTCGGAAAGTTCATGTTCTATACCTCTACTCCACTATAAAAGTAATGCGGTCGCGTATGTGTGTCCCTGTTTGGTAAAGTGTTGTATGCTGCGTTTTATGTGCCTGTGTGAAGTCGCTCACTTTCGGGGATACCTTGCCCTCATCAATAAAGCCTTGTGTAATCTGCACACAATATGCACCAATGCGCTCTACTGCCTGCGTTGCGGTTAGCTTTCCGCTTATGACATCAGAAATTTTCTCACCAGCAAACCTGTTAATGGCTTGCCGTGAAGCCTCATAGCTTTTGCGGATAAAGCTTCGCTCTGGGATATTAATACGTTCTGTGTCGGCTTTAAGGTGCAAGCCTATATGATGTAAAAAGGCTCTCATTTTTGGCGTAACCCTTATAGTCGCGCCAAATTCATGTACTTTCGCTATCATCAAAACCTCACTACCCTCATCACCCTGTATGCCAATGCGTATTTTCATGCCGTTAAGGGCTGCAAGTTCGCGCTTTATGCGTGCAATATCTTCTTTTACGGGGTTTTTTCTCACGGCACATCACAACCTAGCGTATAACCTTATGGTGTCAAGCCATTCTTGGCGTGGGTTTTTATCAAATGTCCATGCCACATCAGAAATCTTAAAGGCAGATAGCCCCATTGCACCACTTTGCATAAGGGAAAATTCTTGCATCACAGCCCCCCACACAATCATTTGTAAGTCATATGGTAGTGTAGTGGGCTCTTTTTCGGTTGCGTCCTTAGGTAACACGTAGCCCGCTGTATACTTTACCTCAATAACGCGGCGAATAGCTTTTACATCAAAGGCAAGGCCGCCCCGATGTGCTCGGAACGGCCAGCCATTGTCACGATATATTACGCCTATTTCACCTGTTGGGTCAAAGCTATATGTAGCAGGGTCTATCTCCTTGTTATCAGTTACGTTTTTTATATAGTCCACGGACAGGATAGGCCACTGTAGTAGCACAAGCTCTTGTTGTCCAGAAGCATCATATCTTTGGATATATATTTGCTTGCCAATCTTACGGCCTGTCATCCTTTCTATCCATGCCGATACGCCGTTGATAAGATTGACAATCACCATGTCGCGCGTCTTATCTTTATCGCTTTTTTTTATGCCCAGCATAGACTTCATTATATCCAACGTGGTTAGCGCGTTGGGTGCAAGGACATTCATTTTTTCTCACCATCGTTTTTAGCATCAGGCTCGGCTTTGTTTTTGTTCGGTGTGTCAGGATTTTGCCCTGTACTTCCTGCTACTTCGCGCGTTGGTGGTTTGCCCTTATTATCAGATGGGCCAATAGTTTTGTATTTGCGTGCCATATAAATTCCCCCTCTATACAGGCGTGTATTCTGCATCGCCCAAAGCATACGCAAGCAGTGCGTCCGTTGCAGCGTCACCGCTTGTCGTTATGGTTACGAACTGCTTGCAGCCTACAAAGTCAAGGTCAATATTAACTATGTCGCCATCCACTGCTTCAACACTGTACACGCCTGGAATAATAGTAGGCACCGCGCCGACCACGCTGCCAATTGTTGGTACTTCCAGCGGTGCAATGCGCGTGTCCGTAGCAGTTTCAAATGTGCCCTCCGCTGTGTCACAGTGCGCTACAGTTATCGTTAATGTGCCGTCATCTGAAACAGCCGCGGCAAAAATGGCAGAAAGAAAGCCTTGGCGGTCTATAACGCTACCATCCTCATAAGGTACCACGCGTACATTTTCCAATAAAGCTCGTTTCATAATTTGTCCTCCTATACAGTTGCAGCTGTTATAGCGCAATTTTTGATATAAGCGAAGGATTCGGCATGACGCACGGCTGTATCTACATACATAAGCGCGCGCGTAGCGGAAAGATTTTCCTCAAACGCATTGTGTTGTACACCCTCTTCATCTGTCCATGAGCCGTCAAGGGTCGTGTATGTTTCAAGACCAAGCTGTTCACCGATAAGCAAATCTGC